AAAGCCAACAAACCCACGTTCAAACCGCAGACCAATTGGAATTAAAATCGTAAGAGTTTTCTTTCACAACTCTGGAGCTTATGGTGCTGATGGCTTCGAGGGAGCTAGAAATTCAATACGTTACGTTATTCAAAAAAGAAACTTTGGTGCCAGACCATATCATTATTGGTTGTCCTATAAGCCCGAGTATGATGATGATGGCAACATGATTATCTACAGACTAGCTCAGGATGATGAAAGAGCGTGGCACACCGGTCAGCGTTGCAATGATGAAGGTGTCGGCGTTGTGTGGCAGGGAAATTTACACCCTGGAAAAACTGGGCAGCCATCTGATGAACAGTTTAAGATGGCGGAAGCCTTGACTGACTGGCTTGTTGATCGTCACGAACTTAATTTGCCTGATGGTCTAAGTTTTCATGCCGAAGCTAAGCAATGGGGTGCAAGAAAAAACAAGGCTACATGTCCTGGGCCATATGTTGAAGAATGGGTCGAAGAACGCAGAAACAGGCTCAAAGTTACCACTCCTGAAGTACAACAGGAGCCGGAACCGAAACCAAAACTTAACAAGCCTAAGGTTAATAAGAAAAAACCAGCCCCTCAAAAGAAAGGCTGGCTCGATAAGTGGGTTAGTAACCTCTTTACCGGAAAGAAAAAGAAGTAACTAAAATCCAAACGCTTCCAGTTCTCGAATTGTTTGCTCGGTGTTGATGTGATGAATGCAAATACCACCCGCATTTCTAAAGGGAACGACGTATTTGGGTAGATCGTCGATCAAAACTGGCATAATTCCTTTTTTAAGCATTGGGCGAACTTCTTCATGCTTTGTATGCGTGATAATAATTCGATCTTTCCCCAGACCAAGCTCACGATTTACCCAATCTTTCTTACCCTTTTTGGAATTGGGACCTTGGGGTCCTGTAAGAATAATTGGATTATGTCTTTTGATGTGATTCCATAGTTCACGGCCATCTGGCATCCAATCAAGATTAACCCACCACTGGTAGTTGTTAGAAACAAGGGTGTACATCAAAGAACGAACCTTTTTCTTTTCCGTTCCCTTGCCGACATCGTGGTATTTTATTTCAGTACCAACGTAGCCTTCATCAACATTACCACCCATTTCGGCAATTGCTTTCTTTGCAGCCTTATAAAGGTCTGGTTTTTCTGTCTTAAAGCGATTCGGAGCTGCTGCGACCTCTGCAACAAATTCATTCATGGTCGGCAAAACGCCACCCATGTAATCTACAAGGACTCCATCCATGTCCACAAAGAGCTGGTATTTAGTTTTGGTCATTTTTACCTATGTTTCTAACGTTATCACATAGTTATCGATGTTTGAAGAGAAAACTGGTAACCTTTACAATATTATTCTTGCAATCGAGAAGATAAAAATATTTTCTCTAAAACAAGGATGAATTACGAAGAAAGAGTTTAAAGGAGATGCTAACAAAGGTGGAATATATAAAATAACACATTTAACAACTAGCAAATTTTATATTGGAAGTGCGAAGCGCTTCAAAGTTAGAGCCTCACAGCATCAAAGCAGATTAAATGTAGGAAAACATCATAACAAGCATTTGTTGCATTTATGGTCCAAATATAAGCCAGAGGAATTTTTGTTTGAAGTTATTGAAACAATTGAAGGAACAACTCTGAAAAGAAGAACTGTCGAACAACAATATGTTGACAAATTTTGGGATGATTCAAATTTTTTGAACCACAAGAGAAAAGTCATTCAAAAAGAAGGTCCATGGTCACAAACTCCCGAAGAAACAAGGAAAAAAATATCAAAAACTCGTAAACTAAAGTTAGAAACGGGGGAAATCATTCCAACCAAACATACAAAAGAACATAAAGAAAAACTTAGAAAGTACAACCCAGGCGGAAAAGCAACTTCGAAAGAAGTTTTACAAATTTGCCCTCAAACAGGTAAAGTTATTAAAAACTGGCCATCGACCAGACAAGCTGGTCTTGGAATTGGATATAAAAGTTGGCGCAATATTTCCTATTCCATCAACCAAAATCCGCATCGAACCGTCGGTGGATTTTATTGGCGCTGGCCTGATTCAAAAGATATTGTCGACGATAGGCTATCATCTCATGCACAATTAAATGAAAATAGAAAATTGTGTTACAATAATGCTAAACCTGTTAAACAGTTTGAACCAACAGGCAAACTGATCAAAGTTTGGCCAAGTATGAGCGAAGCCGCACGACAAAACAATTGTCAATATAATGGAATTAGTTTAGCAATAAAATACAATAAATCATACAAAGGTTATGTTTGGAAGCTTCAATAGTGCTGGTATTTAGTTTTGGTCATCAGGTGTACCTACGATTTCTTTCCATTTTTGTACACCAATTCCTTCGACTGATCCTGTTCCACCAGGTCCAAGCCATAACTTGGGATCGGTGTGACTGTGACTATAATCTCCATTAGCTTGTTTATTAAGCAAATGAACAAGCTCATGTATTGCCGGCTGTCCTCTTTCAGATACAGTTTTAATATATTTTGTACGTATCACAGCCATTGGTAGAACTTTAATTCTAAAATCTCCCACCAATTCTGTAGAATACGCTGCTGCTCCTGCTGCCCAGGCTTGCCACCATTTTGATCCCGCTTCAAAGGTAGCATCTGTGCTGAATAAGAATACTACCTCACTCACATCAGCCTTTTCAACTCCTTTTTCTTTAAAAGCTAGCTCTGTTGCTTTGATTGCCTTAGCACATTTTATTGCAAGATCATTGCCATAGTAAAACTTACCATTTAAAACCCAAGAAATAACACTACCATCTTTGTTTTTGATAGCACCTTCAAGGTTTTTATCAATTATAACAATTGCTTTATTACCTTTGTGTTCTGCTACAAATTGATGGCCTTCTGGTAATTTTGGTCCCTTCAAAATCCTCACAAGCATGTAAATACCGATAGCTACGAATGCTGCTATGGTAGCAATTAATATGATTGAGCCTTCCATGTTTTCTCCTTTTCCACAATAAGTAGACAGCAAAACCTGGAAGGCTGTGTGCTATGTTTATTGACGTTAGAACCGAAGTGACTCGTGCCGTAAAGCCTCTTCTACAAGCATTTGGCAAACCTTGTCAATTTTTTCTACTTGAGGCTTTTCAGGAAGTGGAGAAGTCTCGTATAGTTTTTGCATTTCTTTATCTTGTTTGTCGGCCCATTCAATTAGCTCATCATAAGTCCATGCTCCCTTACGAATAGCCATGAGTTCATCAGCATCCGGTCGTCGAACGTAAACCTTGCCTTCACTAAGAATTTCTCGACACATTCGCATAAGACGAACTAGATGACCAGCATGTTTGGTGTTGCCCTGAATTGCCAGCTTACCCTTCCGACGTGTGATCAAAATCTCATTAGGTACAGTAAAGCAAACAATGTGGCGATCAACAACTTCTTCACTAGTAACATGACCGTATTTGGTAGCCACAAGAGAATCTGTTGCCTCTGGATCGCCAAGATATACCTGATACATGCCGTCCTCGTAAGGCCCCCAAATTTTAGTGGGCCTTCCCGCAATGACCCCAAGTGTCTGGACATCATTAGCCAGAGCTTGCGAAATTGTGTAGTAAATGGAGCTATATTTACGCTCTGTGCCGTCCCCAGCAATCATGACATTCAACAAGCTATTTGCTTGTTGACTTGACAGGGTGGTGATCCACGGTGGCAGTCGTTTGTTCCTGGAATATTCGCCGCACCATTCAACAACCTGTTTGGCTAAACTGCGGTCAGCCAAGGTATAAATCAGTTCATTATACCCCTTGTCTTCACGAAAATGGGTGATTTTCCGCATTTCGGTGCTCTCACACAAGGAGTCCAAAAACACCTGCTGCCTATTGGATTCCTTTTGCGAGAACCTCAAGACAGATGGTGCGCCGTTCTTGAGTCGTTTCCCAACACAACCTTCACTAACATAGGTACCCACGATCCAAAGAAGGTTTTCAGAAATTTCTGTGTTGTCTTTGGTTTGATGTGCCGTCAACCGAATATGATAATGGCTTTTATACTCATTGAGAAGCTCATCTGCTCTTTTGATTTGCCACTTGGCAGTCTGCTGCCGATACCTTGTTGAAAACCCGTTTTTTCTGCTGCGGCACATGGGAGACACCAGCATTCTGTGATTGGGAGTTACAGAGCACAGACTATCTTGGGTTTCGAAGTGAAGAATTTCTCCACTATAAGGCTTTCGGACTCGTTCGCTAAACTTCTGGAACTCCAGTTCCCCTGTTTTTTGACGAACCGTTGCCAGCTTATCTGCTTTGGTGATTTGCTCGTAAGGCAGCCAACCACGTTCCGTCAAAAATTCTGTGTCATCCAAATAACAATCATAACCAAAATCAGCTTCAAGCTTTGCTCGCTTTTCGTTACGAGTGCGCTTCCACTTTTGGTATTGTTCCCATTCACGCCTTGCACTATAATACTTCTGTTCTTTGTGAAAGAGTCTCATAATGTCTTCAGCCAATGGGGCACCATCGTCAACCAATTTTTGCGTAGCCCCGATTTCTGACTGACTCATCTTACGTTCAACAGGAAGACCAAATTCTTCTCGGGTCGGCTTATGTGTAGGCGGCTCCAAAAGCCAACGCTTGTGACCCTTGATTCGTTTTAGCTGCTGATTTGCATATCCACTAAACGTGAATCTAGCCTTTTTGCTTAAAAAAAGATCACGATGCTCCCAAAGTTTTCGAAAAATAACGGTGTCAACAACCCAATCATCTGGGTCGGTAAATAAAACTTCAATGATGTTTGGGTTGCAATTCGAAGCAAGCTTCATGAACTTACGAAGACCATAAATAACCATATCATATGGTTCCTTGCCTTCTGCTTGCTCAAAATTCTTTACAAAACCATGGAAATATTCCTTGGGGGGAATAGCCAAGCCTTTGACATCAATGTCAGATTCAGGCATGGAGGTGCCATAAGCTTGTGATCCATGCACAGTTACGAAAATGGTTCGCTTCTCCAACCAATCAAGATTTCCTTTGTAGCCTTTAAAAGGATCAAAATTCCATTTCTTAGCCATGATGAACCTCCAATATAGGTCAAGTTACCATATCACAAGCTTATACGAGTTTTAACTTATTTTCGAGTTTCAGTCTTCTGGTTCAGTTTTGTAAGTTTTGCAACATTGTTGATGCGCAAATTTGCGACCTGTGTCATCACCCGTGCCTACAAAGGCATCATTCCCACCTATAGGTTTGTTGCAAACTGTACACATCATTGCATCTGTAATTTTACCCTCTGAGAGGTTCAGTCCCAAAAGGGCATATCCAACAATGTCTTGATATGGACTTTCACCAAATGCATCTTTTTTAGTGGCGATCCTTTTCATCTTATCAAATATTCGAACTACGCAAAGCATATCTGTGTATTGATCTGGATTGATGCCATCAGGATATAGAATCTTCAAAAACTCTCCAGCTTCGCCAAAAGAATTTCCATAAGCAGCATTTTTTTCATCAACGAGTTCTCCGACTCTGTTTCCAAGTTCTTTAAACTTACTCATGATAGAAAGTATAGAACACGTTTCAATTTGTTGAAACCGACAATAAAACTCTATTTACAGTGAGAAGTGATATCATGGGCGACTATAAAAAAATAAACGAAAAAAAGTATAAAATCAAGGATAACCTTTCTGGGTACGATAAAGACTTTATTGTTAAGACATTTCGTTTACCAAATGGCATCATCGAGAACTTTTTTATCGATGACAATAAAGATTCCGTCCAAATTTTTGCAGTAACAGATGACAATAAAGTTCTCACGGTAAGGCAATTTAGACCTGGTGTTGAAAACTATTGTATAGAATTACCAGGTGGTGGGATGGAAAAGGGTGAAGATCCTATGGAATCTGCCATCCGAGAGCTGAAAGAAGAAACCGGATATGAAGGTGAGATTCATTACCTTGGTAAGCAAAATTACAATCCATATTCTACTGGAATGCGACACATGTTCGTTGCACACAACTGTCGCAAAGTTGATGGATTAGAACTTGATGAAAATGAATTTTTGCAAGTAGTTAAGTGGCCACTTGGTAAATTCAGAAATAACATTAAGAATGGAAGTATAAGAGGGTTTGACTGTGCATATGCCGGCCTTGATTACTTGGATTTGTTATGAAAGAATGCGATCTCTGTATCTTAGATCAAAAAACACGTTGGTACTATGAAGACGATCTGATTGTCATTTGTGACTGTCTTTCATGTAGAGTTCCCATGATAGTTCTTCGCAAACATACAGTTAGAATAACGCCAAAAATTATTTATCATCTGGTTGATGTCAGTCAAAGAGTTTTTGGTAAAAATATTGAATTAAGAACCCAGCAAAGAAATATACCAGACCATCTACATTGGCATATTTTTAATTTATTGGAGTGAAACCATTCGGATTAGAGTTTCCTCCACTTCGTTGGTTTTCAAGTGATTGAATTCTAAAATCTCTACGAATGGATTGTTCACGAAGCGTCCTCAATTCGGCCTCAACACCACGTTGCCATTCTCTTCTATCGGTTTCAATTTGATTTCTAAGGGAAGATAGCTCATTTCTTAGAGATGTAACTTCTACTCTTTGAAGTTCAAATTGGTGCTTTGTCTCAGCCTTAAAACAAAATACCCTGTGACAAGACCACCAATGGTGATTACTATTGGAAGCCAAGTTTTTATAAAATCTCCAACTTTACCGACAACATCCGGGCTTTTGTTTTGATTATCTGGCATTACATTCTCCGTTTAAAGTAAATAGAATGCTGGCGCTCATTCCTGTTTATTACTTCCACTTGTATAGGAGTAGTCTAAGTAGAACAGCAAACCAGAAGGAAGACTCATTGGTTGGACTGATACAACCTGCTGTGATATCAGTGTTGGGCTAACCTTTCTAACATGCGGGAACTGAAACTTGTTTCCAATCTTCGCCCGTCGGTATTTCTTTACTAAATTTGAAAGTGTTTTGCTCATAAAAAAGCCTATAGTTACATACTATAGGCTTTCTTGAATAGGATGGATATCCTTGAGCTACGTAAACCGTCTCAACTTTGCGGGAGTTTGGGCTCTATGTTTGCCAGACAGCGCTCTCATGTCTGGAGTATTATGATGTGCGCCTCGTGACGGTACTTGCGAGCCACCTTGTTCATTTGCTTTTGCGGCTTCTTGTATCTCTCTTTGTATTCGCTCAATGAGCCATCGTTTGTAACTGATTGGAAACTTATAATAATAAGTGTCCCAATCCATGCCGAAGTAGTACCCGAGCAAGAAAAATGGTTCAAGTAGAACCGCTTCTCTATGTTCGGGCATTAGGCCAAAAAAACGATGGACCCATGGG